ACCACTGGTGCATTAGTTCATACGCTAGATAATCCTAATGCTTATGATACAAGCAATCTTGATGGGTTTGGATACTCAGTATCAATTTCTGGCAATTATGCAATCGTTGGTGCTTCATATGAAGATGATGCTGGCGGTCTTGGTTCAGGCAAAGCATATATTTTCGATGTTACTACCGGCGCATTACTACACACAATAGATAATCCTAATGCATATGGTACAAGTGATGGTGATCGCTTTGGAGATGAATGTGAAATTTCAGGTCAATACGCTATCGTTTCGGCTTATCTGGAAGAGGATGCTGGTGGTGATACATCGGGCAAAGCATATATTTTTGATGTCACCACTGGTGCATTACTTCATACGCTAGATAATCCTAATCCTGTTGGTACAAGTGCTAATGATTACTTTGGTGGCGCAGTAGCAATATCTGGTAACTATGCTATCGTTGGTGCTAGTAGCGAAGATGATGCTGATGGTGGTATTAATTCAGGTAAAGCATACATCTATAGATTGGATCAGACCTAATCTATAGGTGCGTGAAGGGTAATCTGTACTTGTGGATTACCCTTTATTATCTGATCCCATCTATCCGACCAACCCGTTGCAACTTCAGAGACCCTATTTGGGTCTTTTTTAAGCTTAGATTTTTTTAAGTTATCGGTATGCGAATATATGTGATTCTTGAAATAAGAATCAATTCCCCATACGTGAATGTCGGTATATCCATGATCGATCAACCATAGCACTGCGTAGTGAGCTGAAGACATTTCTAAAGATCGTACTCCTTCTGGTCTACGATATGTGCTATAGAGTGTCATTTCATGACAATCATTCACAGGATTTCCTAGCCATTCAACGACTCCAGGATTTGCTATAACTGGAGGAATCTTTGGAATAGCTGGTTTTCTATTATGTCTTCGATGATGTTGAATTTGATTACATAATGATACATCACTCATCATGGTAGCATCGGCGTCCAACACCTTTGTAACGTTGCAACCAATGACAAAGTCCTGGTCAGATAGACGTTTAAAGTCTACCCAACTAGGACCATTACCTACTACATGAGCGATGTTCATAACATCTGGTATCGAAGTTTCTCTCGTTCTATCAGATCTTTAATGGCAAGTTTCTTATGTTTCATTTCTGAAATAAGATGACTATCGCCATAGTTCTGAAACGACTCGGTGATCTGTTTATCTAAATCATCATGACGCCTCTGAAGCGATTCTATATGTACTAATATATTTTCTTTATTCATAATACGATACTCCTTCATATACTTTGGCCTGCCCTGAGAGGTTCGAACTCCCGACCCACGCCTTAGAAGGGCGTTGCTCTATCCAGCTGAGCTAAGGGCAGTCAACTCAATTAGACAGATCTACTAACAAGATAGGTCAGTACTGCTTCTGGAGATGTTTCACCATATGGATCATCCATTGCATTGTCACACTTGCCTGGTTCTTCAAACCATTTCTCAACCTTGCCATCGTCGATGACTGCCGCATAACGCCATGAACGTTTACCAAATCCCAAATTGAATTTATCAACAAGCATACCCATGCCTTCTGTGAACTCGCCATTTCCATCTGGAATGAACTTGATATTATCTACCTCTTGATCGATCATCCACTTGCGCATGACAAACGTATCATTGACAGATACAACATATACTTCATCGATACCCAATGAACGAATCTCCTCATACGCATCTTCAAATCCTGGGACTTGATATGTCGAACATGTTGGAGTGAATGCTCCTGGAAGTGAGAAGATAACCACTCGCTTGCCGTTAAAGATCTTAGCGGTTGACACGTCTTGCCAACGGAAAGGATTGTCTCCTCCGATAGATTCATCTCGTACTCGTGTCTTGAAAATTACGTCTGGAACTTTATGTCCTTGTTTCATATAATGAACTCCTATGTTTTGTGGTGCGCCCGCTTGGATTTGAACCAAGGACCAATGGATTATGAGTCCACTGCTCTAACCAACTGAGCTACAGGCGCAAATGTTTAAATGTAATGTAGGTATGTAGACAAGAAATACTTCTCACCTTTACCAACCAGTCCTGTATGAGGGAACATCCAGAGTGGAGGAAATATGACCAATGTACCAATCTCTGGTTTGATTAGTTTATCCCCAAACTTTGTTCCACCACATTCGTTTAGATACATGAAGATAGATAGAAATCGTCTAGCACTTGCATAATCCATAACATCTACATGTTCTTTAAAGTACCCATCTTTAGGATACTTCTTAAGTCGCAACTGTTCGTATCCATACTTCTCAGGAAAGTATTTAATCTTGAGTTCTTTCTTATATCGTTCAACGAAGTGTTTGACTACTGGAATGATTGACTGATAAACTTCTTCCTCAAATGCAGATGATGTACTAAGGTTGATCTGATCGAACTTATATCCATCTGTATGATGCACTTCAAGTTCGGCCTGATCAAATTTATCAATGATTGTACCGCATAGTTTTGGCGATAATGCTTTGCGATATACCTTAATATAGTCTTGCATTATTCTTCTTCAGTGATGATGATAGAATCTACGATGTTAGAAATGGTGTCCCATTGATTATCGGAGATATGTTCCCACAGTAATTCATTCCACATTTCATAGTATTCATCGGACTGATCATCCTCATCCTCTGAATTATATAATGCAAGAAGTTCTGGACTGGAGTTGTGCATGTCATCTTTCATCTCCTCATATTCAATACTGACGGAATCATATAATCCATCGGAAGTGAATACGGAGACTCCATAGAAGTTTGGCATCTCATCCTCGAATGTCACCGTCATGACAAGGTTGGGATCGACCTCACCGATCTGTTCAGCTAACCATGTCAGACCATCTTCAGGATAACCCCATGCAGAAGTTAGACGGAAGTAGTCGTCGCCAACTTCATCGAAGTAGCACCACTTCGGTCCTACGTTTTCAGTCGTCCATACGTACTGTTCAGTCTCTTCGTATGTTGGTGAGCCGTCTTTTCCGTCCACCCACATGTCGCCGAACCATTCGTAGTTACGACCATCTTCAGCTTTGCGTACACGAGACATGATCTCATTGAATTTGGCGACACCTTCAGCACTAATTCGACGAAATTCTACGTTGGTGTTCACATGATTTGCCATGATATAATCCTCATAATAAAAATGGTGCTGAATGTCGGATTCGAACTGACGACCTACGGTTTACAAGACCGTTGCTCTACCAACTGAGCTAATTCAGCGATTTGTTGTTAAGTATATTATACCACACTCAACAACTGATTGCAAGCAATATTGCAAAAATGGTGCGGGAAGAGAGACTCGAACTCTCACGCACTAGGCACTGGCTTCTAAGACCAGCGTGTCTACCATTCCACCACTCCCGCTTATTTGGCTCCCCGAAGAGGGCTCGAACCTCTGACCTGCGGATTAACAGTCCGTCGCTCTACCGACTGAGCTATCAGGGAATATGCTATATGTAGGGAGGGGTCTTATTGACATCGCCCCTTGCCTTCACACGGCAGTATTATCTACCTTGACCACGATACTTCTTATGGTCTTTGCGAGATTTATTCATACTCGCTTTCTTACTTCCGTTCTGACATGTGCCCTTATGTACACGACGACGCTCTTCTTTACCTTTAACTGCTGCCATAGTATTCTCCTATAATAAAAAATGGTCGGAGATGAGAGATTCGAACTCCCGACCCTCTGGTCCCAAACCAGATGCGCTACCAGACTGCGCTAATCTCCGAGATGAACCTTTTAATCACATGTTCAGGTGACAGTTACGCCGACCAGTTCAAGTTTAAAGTCATTACGAGACCGCCCAAGTGGCACCACTCATTCAGTTATTTAACAAGGGGAATGAGACCCTTGGCTTGCATGGCATTCTGGCGGTCCGAACGGGAATCGAACCCGTCTCACCGGCGTGACAGGCCGGTATACTAACCGATATACTATCGGACCTAATAACTTGGTGGAAGTGATAGGGATCGAACCTATTGTGACTTACGTCGGCGGAGTTACAGTCCGCTGCCATACCATTACGGCGGCACTTCCGAATTATATATGGAGCGGGATAGGAGAATCGAACTCCTGACCGAAGATTGGAAATCTGCTGTTTTACCATTAAACTAATCCCGCATTATGCTTCTATTATAACATATTCTGTTACACTATACAAGCACTATTTTTCTTCTGTGTTTTCTTGTTCGATCGCCCTACGTTGAATTTCTTGAATAGCCGCCAAATAACCATGCAAACCTCCATCTCTGAATCCCGAAGCATATCCGGAAAAATACATTGAAGATAGTGCAAAATATAAGAAGACAAATAGAACAAATATCATCCAGTACTCAAGGAACATATTAATCCTCTACGATCTCAGCGAGTTCGATCATGTTGTAAATGTGTTCCCACTTCCAGACTCGTGGAATCCGACCATCACGATAATACGCATTGTGATCGTGTCCCATGAGGATAGACTTTAGACCCATGTTCAACCCTAACTCAGCATTCTCTGGTTTATCTTCAACCCAGATACAACCACTGTTCCGATAAGGTTCTAGAATTTCATCTTTGTCAGCACCAGTATCGGCACAAGTAAGAACTTCAAACACTCCAGGACCAAATACTTTATCCAAGTTCATTTGACGCAACCGTTGGGCTGCGGGATCATCACTCAGACTGGTCAGACAGTGAAATACATAACCCATCTTCTCGTGTAACTTGCGAACATAATACACAGCATCGCGAAGGGGAGGTAAGAATCCAATAGAAGCACTTTCGTTGAACTGTCGAATTAGATCTTTACTGTCAGACTTATCAAGACCGAACATCACGTCCATCTTGTATTCGCCTGGATTAACTACTTCGTAACCACGATGGAGCATCCAAACCTTGAAACTGTATTCCCAGTCAAGTAATACTCCATCACAATCTGTAAGAATTACTTTACGGGGATCAGTGTAAACTTTTTTCATAATTATTATCATTTCCTCTCAATCTATGATACTAGTATACCATAGATTGAGCCGGTTTACAAGTCAAAAATCGTTATTTTTTAGCGGTATTTTGTTGTTTTTTCGCAACAGTTCGCTTCTTTGCGGGAGTAACTTTCTCCTCAGGGGATACCTCGGCGGCGATCGCTTCTGCTTGAGCAGCTTCCCAACGAGCTTTTGCGGTAGTAACCTTATTGGTTAGTCTGGACAAAATCTCTTTACCGTCCAACCAAATATCTTTATTATCAAGGATCGATGTAATCTCATCTTCAGTTAAGAAGTCCGCATACACTTCACGCAACAAACCTTCAGACCATTTACGCTCATGTTGGAGTTGATCAATCATCTCTCCACCCTTACCGAAGGTTCCGCCAGAATAGTTGTGGAACATAAACATAGAGTGAGGGGTGACCTCAAACTGTTCAGCACATAGGAAGATCATAGTTGCGGCGGACATACATGCACCCTCAACTGATGCAATTACTGTAGCTTCTGTTTCTGCAAGTACTCGCATGAATTGAATAGCAGTGAACAAATCTCCGCCTGGACTGTTGATGTAAATCTTGACCACGTCACCTTCACCAGCGTGACGGATGGTGTCAAACCATTCGATATAGTTGTCTGCACTGACGATTTCTCCGGAAAGGTAGAATTCATGAGCATGTCCGATAGGACGACCTACGAAAGAATCTTTCTGACTCTGTTGCGAACTTTTTAATAATTCAATAATGTCCATGTTATACTCCAAAGAATAATTTGCGCCGCTTATATTCGGCGATGGTTTTTTGTAGTTCTGGAATCCAATTATCACGATGCTCTTTGAACACCAGTGGATCATGATCATCTACTGCGATAATTGTTACCAGATTAGTGATTGGGAGTCCAGTTCGCTCCTCCCACATAACAGCATATGCAGCTTCCTGCATAAAATAGCTATGAATTTTGTCAGCAGTTTTTACCCTGCGACTTGTCTTATAATCGATGATAGAACGCACACCGTCGAACTGAGCCACGCAGTCCACACGTCCGGCGACGCCAAGGTACTCAGAGTATAGAGGTAATTCTTGTCCATATACAATTCCAATTCGTTCGTCCAATATAGGTTTAATAGTATTGAATGTAGCTAACACATCCGGCATCAACCCCTTCTTATAATCAGGATTGTTGTTGACATAGTTCTCACATATCGTATGTACCGCTGTACCTCTACGAGATGCTCTAGTAGATATCTTATTAGCTTCTTCAGCACCAACACGAGCACGCCATTCACGAATGGAGTCCTCACTGAGAATACTTAGTACAGTCGTGATGGAAGGAAACTTCTTCCCATCAGGAGTAACATACTTACGACCACCGCCACTGTTTTCAGTGATTAGGTCTGAATAACCAAGATCAATCGGTTGATGTTCAAATATCTTCTGATTCGTCAAAATAGTTCTTTCGCCCACGACGAGTTCCGTCTTCATTATAAAATTGTTTTTCTTTTTTACTATTACGTCGTGCGACTGATTCGAACTGATCAAAATCTTCCCGACGACGCTCACGTTTCTTTGGCGAACGTCCTTCTTCAAATCTCTTAAATTTAGCCATATCTTAGCTGTTGCTTTCCAACATCTCCTTAGTTACAATATACTCTCTTACAAGGTCAGAACGAACAATGTCTTTCCATGTGAACTCTACGTGCTTGAACCGTTTCATATTATCAAGAATGTTCAAGAACTTAATAATACCATCTTTATCATTCTTCTTTTCAAAGTCTGACTGATAGTAATCCCCACACATAATAAATCGACAGTTCTCACCAACTCGGGTGATCACTGAATCAAGTTCGTGGAAATTCAAGTTTTGCATCTCATCCACAAGGACGATAGCATTTCGCAGTGTAGTACCACGAATATAAGATGTAGTCAGGAACTCAAGAGCACCCTGAGTAACCAACTTCTCGTAAGCACCCTTGTCCTCAAACAACTCATGTGCGATAGAAACATAGGGTTGCGTATACACATCCTCTTTCTCTTCTTTGGTTCCTGGCAAGAAACCAATATCGCGAGTGGGAACAACTGAACGTACAATGATTAATTTATCATATGGCGTTTCTTTATCCAAGACTTGCTCTAACGCAAGGAACATGGACAGAAAGGTTTTTCCAGAACCAGCGGATCCGGAAAGTACCATATGATATTCTTTCTTGAAGTATTCAAATACCACAGATTGATTGTCTGTGATGGGATCTAATGAAGTTAAATGTTCTAATCTAAGTTTAGTCGGTTTAGCTGTAGAAAGTGTAGATTGTTCTTTTTTCATGTTTTAATATTATTGATTAGATTCGCTTCTTTAATCTTACTTAGTGTTTCTTTCCAACCACCATCGGTCTTACCTAGCAAAGTTCCCACATCAGATACGATCATCGGGGAACTCACCTCATACTTAACAACGTTTTCAGCGAGACATGTTGGACATGGATCATTCTCCACACACATCCGCTCACTGATCTTAACAAGCTTTTCAAATGTTGCATCGCACGAACTGCAACGATAATTATACATTGGCATTAACTAGTCCTTCTACGAACCACTGAGGTTCTTTGGTTTTCCACTTGGCGAAACGTGCCTTTTCATGTATATAGTATTTACGATACGATTCTACGGAGTTTCCAGGAACCTTACAGTATTCCGGCATCGCAGGAGGCGGTTCGGTGAAAGGTGATTTAGTATCGATATTGACTGGAGGAGCATACAGATCACCCATCAATCTTTCGGTGGAATGGATCTTGCCGTATCGCTTGGTATACTCTTTGCACAAGTAATAGAACAATTGATGCAGATGCACATAGTTCTTATATGACTTACGTGCCCATACAGCAGAAGGATGATTCATATGAGTCGCTTTATACAAAGCAGAATCAAGTGAACGATCTTCTAGTTTCCATACTTTTTGTTTTCGACCTGATGCGGTCAGCGCTACTGTTTCTACACCATCGAGGACACGATGAGCGGTAGATAGTAATTGTGCATACTCAAGAATCATCTTGACTACATGTTTGTCGCAATGCTGTTCAGCATTGGATTTGGGATTTGAATCTAGATAAAAGATGTTCATGATATAAATTGGGTAGAAACCTCAGACTATAGCATATTATACCATAGTCCGAGGATCTTTGCAACTATTAAATTGCCGTTAGGAATACTCCTCCATGTCAGATAATTGTCTCTCGATAAATTCACGTTTTTTAAGCATAGTGTAAACCTTCTGTTGATTGCCTTCTTTTTTAAGCCTTTGGATATAGTGCGATAGTTCTTTCGAATCTCGACGTAATCTTTCAACTTGACTTCTTGGCATAGGTTCTCCTGTTCTCGAGTTAATAAACTTTCATAACGAATAGTATTTCCTGCCCTCCTATTATTATTTCACAATTAAATTGGGAAAAACAGCCTTGACCAATAACTTGGTTAGGCACGGATACAACTTCTTGAGTTGTTTGTCTTTCATCGCGATCAAAAGTTCTGCCTCTGTTGGGTGGACAGATTCTAAGATCTCAATGAAAAGTTTTTCACGTTTAGCGGAAGCCAAACGTTCTCCTGGCCCTCCGGAGATGAAGTATCTTAGACGGGGACTTTGTTTGTGTAATGTTGAGTATGACAACCCGACCGGCTGCTCTTTATCTTTGCGATACGGAGGTGATCCAGGCGGTAGAATCCAAGTGATACTATCGTCCAATCCACCTTTTAATACATCTCTCAATGCAAGGCAGTTATGTTTTTTAATTAGTTCGACTCTAGCTTCTTTATTTGGTGCTGCTTGCACCAGAGTAAGAATTTCATGAATCGTTAGGATTTTTGCCATTTAATAGAATTCCTCTATACATTCGATTAGTAGTTTGCATCGTTTCTTTATAAGATAACTCATGAATCTCGTTTTGTGAGGAGTTTTATAAGTTTCATATGTATTTATAATTTTCTCTTTGATATCATTTGGCATTTCTGACAAATCAATCAACTTCTTATTTCGTTGATAGTTGCGATACACATCCTCAGGCATAACAGATTTCAGGTCTTCTGCATGGCGGATCCACTCTTCAAGTTTCTT